CAATCATTTATTACTCAACAACCTGCTGAAATTGGTGCTGCAATTATAGGACCAACAGCATTAGGTCCAGTTGAAGTACCTACTTTAGTTACTTCATTTAGTGAATACTCAGCAATTTTCGGTAATACAGTACAAAGTGCATCGATTGCCTATTCGTACTTAACTTCATTAGCAGCAAATAATTATTTCCAAAGTGGTGGGTCTAGTTTATTAGTTACTAGAGTAACTCCAGAAGATTTTACTTCTGCGACAAGCTCATTTATTAGTACAGTAGATGGATCTGGTTTATTAACCGGAGATGACAATGCAGCAGTTTTATTTAGTTCTGTAACATCTGCAGGTAATGCATTTACAGGTTCTGGAATAGAAATTTTTGCTGCACCTCAAACTTTTACTACTAACGGTGGTGGAGTAGGAGCAACATTTTCACTTCAAACTAATAACGGAGTAGTAACAGGAGTTACAGCATCCGCAGCTGGAAATGGATATGAAGTAGGAGATACAATTACATTTTCAACTAATGATGTAGGTGGTTCTCCATTAGTAGCAACTGAATTAACAGGTTCAGCTACTTTAGGATTTGCAAATGGTAATGATGGTACTTTTACAATTGCTCAAGGAGCTACTGCCGCAACACAAGCTGTAGTAAGTGGAGTTAATGCAACAGGAGTAACTGGAGTAACTTTTACAATAACCACAGCAGGAGGAGATGGATCTGCTGCTATTACAACTATAACTGCTACAGGATTAGGAGAAGGAGCTAAAGTAGGAACAATTTTTACAATATCAAATGATGCTATTAATAGTGCAATAGGTGCTGGTAATGGTACTGGAAGTACTGTTATTACAATTACTGAAGCAGATTTAACTGCAGATACTGCTATTATAACATTAGAAGAAGACAATTTAGCAGATGTAAACCAACCTTTTGTATTGGAAACCATTTCTGAAGGTTCAGTAATGAATACAGGAACACAAGAATTAAGTGGAGGGGCATTAGCAACTGGATCACGTGAAAATATACGTTGGTCAGTAGCAAGTGTAAATACAGGTTCAGGAACATTTAGTTTACTTATCCGTAGAGGTGATGATAATTCAAATCAACAAACGGTATTAGAACAATATACTAATGTGTCATTAGACCCGTACCAACCAAATTATATAGCATCTCAAATCGGTGATATTAGCAAACGTTTAGTAAATGAAGGTTCAGATTATTTTATACAAGAATCAGGATCATATGCTAATTTATCAAGATATGTAAGAGTTAAGTCTGTAAATATGAAAACTCCTAATTATTTCGATAATAATGGACAAGCAAAATCTGAATTTACAGGATCTCTACCAGCTATCCAATCCGGTTCATTTAATGGAGCAGCAGGAGACAATATAGTATCTGGAAGAGTTGCTAATTTCTATAATAATATAGGAGATGGTGCTGCTTTTGATACACAAGGTTTAACTGGTAGTAATTATGATAACGCAATTGCTTTATTAGGAAATGTAGATGAGTACCAATATAATGTAATAAGTGCTCCTGGATTACTTAACGCAACTCACGCAACTCAAACAACAGCTTTAATTAATAACTCAATAAATAGAGGAGATAATATTGCAGTACTAGATTTAGTAAAGTATGGTAGCTCAATCGCTTCAGTATCCCAAGCAGCAGCTGCATTTGACAATAGTTATGCAGCAACATATTGGCCATGGGTTCAAATGCTTGATCCACAAACAGGTGAATTAGTATTTTGCCCAGCCTCAACTGTAATCCCTGGGGTGTATGTATTTACAGACGCTTCAAGTGAACCATGGTTTGCACCAGCAGGATTAACTAGAGGTGCTTTAGGACAAGTAGTTAGAGCTGAAAGAAGACTAACAGCTAATAACAGAGATACTTTATATGAAGCAAATGTTAACCCACTTGCAACATTCCCACAAGCAGGAGTAGTTGTATTTGGTCAGAAAACATTACAAAAACGTTCTAGTGCTTTAGATAGAGTAAATGTACGTAGATTATTAATTGCTCTTAAAGGATTTATTTCTGGAGTTGCTGATAATTTAGTGTTTGAACAAAATACAATTGCTACAAGAAATAATTTCTTAAGTGTAGTAAATCCGTATTTAGAAGGAGTACAACAAAGACAAGGATTGTATGCATTTAAAGTAGTAATGGATGACACTAATAATAACCCAACTGTAATAGATAGAAATGAGTTAGTAGGACAAATATTCTTACAACCAACTAAAACAGCTGAATTTGTAATATTAGATTTCAATGTATTACCAACTGGAGCAACTTTCCCAGCGTAAGAATTAAAAAGATAAATATTTATAATAAAATAAAAAAATAAAATGGCAGTATTAGATCCAAACGAAATATTTTTCACCGCTTTTGAGCCAAAACAAGCAAACAGATTCGTCATGTATATTGATGGTATTCCAGCTTATTTGGTAAAAGAAGTAGGGGCTGTAACTTTATCACAAGGTACAGTTGAATTAAATCATATTAATGTATCAAGATATGTAAAAGGAAAATCCACTTGGGANCCAATTTCTTTAACATTATTTGATCCAATTACCCCATCTGGAGCACAAGCAACTATGGAATGGGTACGTTTACACCACGAATCAGTTACTGGTCGTGATGGGTATAGTGATTTCTATAAAAAAGATCTTACTTTTAACGTACTAGGGCCTGTAGGAGATATCGTATCTGAATGGATTATAAAAGGTGCATTTATTACAAACGCATCATTTGGAGATTATAATTGGGACACAGTAGATACTGCACAAAACATTTCAATTACAGTACAACCAGATTATTGTATTTTAAATTTCTAAAATTTTACCCACCCCTGATTAGAAAATAGCTTGGCTTTTGCCAGGCTTTTTCTTATTTTACCTACATGGTTCAAAACTATTCAGATTTCTTATCTTCTACTGAAATTAATTTAATAAAAGAAGAAGTATATAATTTAAAACAATATTGGAAACATTCTTCCCAATATCGAAATTCAAATTTATTACCCTACAAAGATACTCCTCTTATAGAAGTTTTAAAGGACCAATATAAAGCAGAATATCTTTTAGGAGATGCTTTATATAGATTAGAGGGACATAAAGAAGATATAACGTTAGAAACCCAATTTGTGTTGTTAGAAACATTTCATTGGTTATATACAAAAATTACAAATAAAATTACAGAAGTTACTTCAATAACATCTGAATTAGAACCTGATCTTACCATTCCTGGATTTCATGTATATGCTAATAATATTCAACCTTTTAATGAATTTAATTATCATGTAGATACTAGTATTTTAGATTATTATCCTACTATTAATACCAATAAAATATATTCTTTTGTATCTCTTATAGAATGTAATGGAATTACTCCTTATCTAGATTATAAAACAGGAACTAAAGAATATAAATTAGGAAGTTTGCATATATGGAATGGGAATTTAAATCATAGGATAGGTGGATTTGAGTTAAAAAAAGGAGATTCAAGAATAACTTTTCAAGGTCATTATTATTATGATCCAAATACAAAAACAAATAAACTATTTTTTTAAAAATTGCGTGGAGATGTAATAAAAGTTTATTATATTAATATTTATAAACGCACAAAAACGTTATTAACAAAATAAAGATTATGGCCGAATTTAAATTAGCTACCGAAGTTGTAGACTTACCCTCAAAAGGATACTTATATTCTAAAGACTCTCCATTAGCAGAAGGAAAAATTGAAATTAAATACATGACTGCTAAAGAAGAAGACATTCTTACTAATTCTTCTTATATTCAAAAAGGAATAGTATTAGATAAATTATTTCAATCATTAATTGTTTCTAAAATAAATTATAACGATTTATTGATAGGAGACAAAAATGCAATTATGATTGCAGCTCGTATTTTAGGGTATGGTAAAGATTATAATTTTACATATGAAGGTGTAGAAGAAACAGTTGATTTAACTGATGTAAATAATACTGAAATAGATGAAGAATTGTTTAAATCCGGTAAAAATGAATTTGATTTTACATTCCCC